TCAACATTGCAGCAGCTGCTTTTAAAGCAGACTTTACATTAAAGCCTTTGCCTGGTGTTCCTGTTTTAGGAGTTTTTTCAAAAGCTCCTTTTAGTTTGTCCACTCCTTTGTCAACTAAGTCTTCGCCTTTTTCTTTTGCTTTATCTTTTAAACTCGATACTAAATCTCCACCCTTGTTTGCTGCAAATTTATCAATACCTAACGATTGGGCTAATGATTTCTTTCTGAATATACCCATTGTTACGGCATGTCCGACTTCTTTAGCCATAAAAATAGCTGATTTAGCATATCTTTTCATTTCAGATCTACCAAGTACATTAGTAAGTGAGCCAAGCATATTAATTCCTGAAGCTAATAATGGTATGTTGTTTGCTATTTGCTTTCCTATTCCAGCAACTACTTCATGTGTTTTTTCTGCTGTTGTTAATTCTGTTAAGCCTAATTGAACTTGTTTACTTTTATTAGAAAGAATAGTTTGTAATTCTGAAACTTGGATTCCAGCTGCTGCAGCTGCTGCTTTTCGTTCAATAACATTCATTTTTTGGAATTCTGCAATTCCACCCATTTGTTGTATTGCTGCTGCAGCTGCTCCTTCTAAGTCTCCAGAAAGAGCTAATTCTCTAGCTTTATTCATATTTATTTGTCTGCCTAATAAAACCGAAGCTTCCATTTCTTTCTGGATTGAATCTTCTATATTTAAAAGGTTGTCTGCCATACCAGATAATGTACTCATTTCGACACCAAGCTGAGCTGCAAATACAGCTGCTTTAATCATATTTTTACCGCTATCATCAGAGTAAGCAGCAAATGCTTCTGTATTATTAGCTATGTCATTCATAACTTTACCAGGTGCTACACCATTTGCTCTAGCTAAACCTTTTGTAAATTCAATTACTGATTTAGCTGATTCTCCTGAGCTGCTTTCAAGCATTTTAAATTGTTTAAATAGTTTAGCTGCTTGTTCCGAACCGACTCCTAGTTGAGTTGTTAGCACTGCTACTTCTTTTACTGTGTCAGAAGTTATATCACTATACTGAATTCCTGCAGCAGACAAAGATTTCATAGCATCTGCAGCATCTCCAATGCCAACGCCCATAGTAAAGCCTTTAATAGATGCCATTCCTAAAGTTCCGGCTACATTAAACACTTCTGCTGCCATAAGACCCATTTCTTTTCTGGTATCTAATACTGCTTTACCAAAGTCTTTCATTGCATCTGCTGCTGCTATAGCAAATAAACCAGTAGCTACTTTTGGGTCTCTCATTATTGCTGCAGCATCATCTAGCTTATCTTTAAATGAACCGAAAAAGCCATTAATTTCAGCTTGTCTATCTTTTTGCTTATTTAAAGCATCTAAAATCTTTTTTTGAGCTTGTACTTCGCCATCTGTAGCTATAGCTTCGTCTTCGGCTATTTGCTTAATTTCGTCTTTTAAATCCCTAAGCTTATCGATAACTCCTGTATATACTTTAGCTTGTTGAGCAGTCTTACCCATAAGGTTGGCTAAATCTTTATATTGTTTTGTTTGTTCAGTAGTTTCTTTAGTAATCAAAGATTCTACACCTAGGATTTCTTTAACTAAGTTTCTGACTTGTTTCCGATTTTGGAGTTCTTTTGACATTTATTCTACTCGAAGTCAGTTAATCTATATTTTTGTCTTAACTTATTAACTACCTCTACAGAATTATCAAGTTCAGCAGCTTGTTTTTTAAATGCTGCTACTGCTTTCTTACCTTCTATTCCTGAATTTTCTATACTCTTAAGACTACTAGCAAATCTTGCATTGCTTGTCTTTTTTAATATATTCGAAAGATAATCTAAAACACCTTCTGTTAACGTTTCTTTACTTTTTGACATGATACAAATCTCTTATTTATTTACATTCTTACAAATATAAATATCAATCAAGACCTATTTTTGTGGTGTTTTAGCGAAAGAAGGTATACTTGGTGGGCCAGAAGATGGACTTTTACCTTTAGAAGCTTTGTCCATTTCTTCTTTTTCTTTCTTTTTGGTTTCTAACAATTGTTTGTAGTAGAAAGTTCTTAAATAAACGGGAAGTCCGTACACATCATTGTGAGTGAAACCACCTTGTGAATGGTAACATACCTCAAAGATTTGAGTGTGTAGTCTGGGCTTGTAATCAAGCCCTAGGCCAAAAAAAGTTGACGTTCATGGGCAGTTGCAAACTAGAATCTTCATGACCGCAATCGGTACATTCAAAGAATATAGTCATATCTACATCGGGATTAATTTCGGCTAAATAGTTTCTAAATGCTAAAGAGTCTCTAGAAAGAAATTCATTTTCTACAAAGCTATTTATTTTTATAGGATCTGTATCACTGTCTACAGAAGTAATCATTTTTTTAAGTCTACTAGTTAAATTATAAGAAACTCCGGTTTGACCAATTTTTCTTTTTTTCATTCGTTTAACTTCGCTTTCTATACTTTTTTCATCACCATGACTTAAAATTTTAAAAGTTATAACTCTTTTAGAAGCTGGTAGTGTGAAGCTGAATTCATTACTGTGTGGTGTTACAAGACTTTCGTTCCAGGGTTTGTTTTCTAGTTCAGTTAAGTTTATATCTAATTTTTGTTTAGCTTCACAAGACGGACAAGCCATTTCGCATGGGTAATCTCCACCATATCCTAAAACTCTAGCTGCAATCATAATTGCATTTTTATCACCAACAATTAAATCATTATAATTAACCGCATAGCCTTCACCATTACCAATAATTAAAGATTTTAATAAAGCATCTATAACTGTTCCATTTTTAATAAGGTTTTGAGAAGTAAGAATATCTTCTTCTTTTGCAGTCATATACTTCATTTCAACTCTTCCTGTAGCCAAAGCACTACTTTCAGGATATAATAAGCCTTTACTTGGTAATTCTATTATTTCTGAAGGGTATTTTTGAGCTTCATTCTGAGGTGTATTTTTTTTAGATACTTTAGCTTGAGCTTGAGCTATAGCTTGTTGCTTTAGTTCATCATCTGTAATCTTTACTTTTCCTGGGTAATTTTCATCGACTTTTGCCATTTTTATGTCTCCTTAATTGTTGTTCTTTGTAACTTTCTGTTCATATATAAATATATACTAAATAAAAAAGCCTCCATAATATGAAGGCTTTTTTTAAATAATTACTTATTATTGACTATCTAGAAAATACTATAATATGTTCTGTCTCTGCAGCACTTGTAGCACTATATATTCCCAATTCAAATAAAGGAGAAACTGTAGTACCCATATTATTAGCATTGGTCCCGATAGCTACAGATCCTGTAAAATGACCTGACATAGCTAAAGTTTTGGTTCCTAAAGTTCCACCACCTGCTGCTGTAATTGAGCCTGCAAATGTTGAACCAGAAACCATAACTGCTGCTGCTCCTAAAGCAGAACCTGTAAAGTAAACTGTTCCATTAGTAACTACATGCAATCCGGAATACTTACCGAAAGGGCCATGTTTTTGTAAATCGTTTGTCATTGCCATAATAAAACTCTAATTAAAATTGTAAGATTGCGTAATCGAATCTTATGTCAATAGTTACTAAAGCTGGTTCTGCATCTGATTCCCAAGACATTTCGCCAAAATCAGCTTTTGTTACGAATGCTCCTTTTAAAGACCATTCTTCTACTTTGTCACCTACTGGACCTAGTACATTAATAGTGATATCTTTCTTGTAAAAGTCACCATATCCATCTCGTCCTGTTACAGATTCGTGATGTAGTCTTACCCATTCCATAGTAGCTTGTGTTGCTGATGGAACTATTGGGTCGTACAATTCTATACCGGTAATTGGTTCCCATTCACTTCGGCCTTTTAAATACCGAGTCACATTCATGTGTTTAAAAGATTGTTCATTATTAGCAATAGAAGGTCTATTTATTTTTCTTATCAAATAAGAAGGTAGTCCGTCTACATACATTATGAACCTATTCTTTACTTTAGGTTCAAAATTTGTGAACATTAAGTCTGTTGGGTCTATTAAATTTGCCATTTATTTTTTCTCCTCTTTAATATAAATATCATTAATCTTCAAAAGTTGCGCCAGTTGGCATAATATTAAAGTCGATTACAATAAATTCTGCAGCTTTTGCTGGCTGAATAAATATATCACCTTTCATTATGTTTCTGTCTACTACATCTGGAGTATTATTTGTTTCGTCCATTACTACCTTAAACGCAAAAAGACCTTGTCTTTGCTGTACGCCTTCCATATAAGGATTAACTGCTCCTAAAAATCTATTTCTTGTTGCAGATGTATTATTTTCAAATACTAAGTACTTAGAAACTGAAGCGATGAATTTCTTAAGGTTAATTAATAATCGCCTAACATTTACTCTATCTAAAGCAGAAGCTTTCTTTTGTAAAGTTTTTTGTCCCCATACACAAACACCTTGTCCTGGGAAAGTAGCGATTGGATTAATACCATCTGAATATAAATCGTCTCTATTCGCATGAGTTAACTTTCTTTCTGTTCTTACTGCTACATCGATACCACCTCTGTTAAGTCCTGCTGGTGCAAACCATTCTGCAGCTACTTTATCATTAAAAGCAATAACACCAGGTAATACAACTGATGGCGGAACCCATACTAATTTGTTTAATTGGTTATCTGGTATTTGTACCCATGGCCAGTACATAGCTGCATAAGAATTATCATAATCCCCAGCTTCATCTACTGCAGTTCCTAAAGTTGAGAAACATGGAGTAGGATCAACAACTGCAAAGCAATCGCCTCTTTCTTCTGCCATAGAAACTAACTCAGATACTACTGCTGAATGTTGGTTTTGGTTTATACCAGGAGCTATTAACATATTAATGTCATACTCGTCTTGATTTTTTAATAATCTTATAGCATCTAAGTAAGCTTTACCACCATTTACATTGGTAACGTCAGAAGCATCAAAGCCTTGTGTATTGTTAGCATTTATAGTATCATAAAAATGAGAAGCTTCTTCGCCTGAACCATCTCCTAAGAAATTACCATTAGAACCAGCACCAAAACCACCACCATCACGAGCTGAGCCTGTTCCTACTGCTGGTATAGAACCAGTGTACTGAGCATTAGTTATAGTACCACCATCATCTTTAAAATCTGGAGTTAAGCAATTAGCGTTTAGTTCTACTCTTACATA